GCTGACGTTGTTAGTATTCCCGCTGATTATAATGGCGCAAAAGGCCGCTGCTGTAAATATGAAGTAGTAGGTAAAGTTAATGGTGATCCAAAAGATGCATTTTCTTCTGTAGTAAACCAAGATTATTCACCGAAGAAACCTGAAGTAACATCATCTACTAAACCTGTTTCTAAGGCTAGTCGCTGGCCATTTCCTAAGTCTGAAATATCTGAGACAGCGCCGGTCGCTAATACTTGGCCCACACCTAAGGCAAAAAAATCGGCTGCAAATACAAGTAGTGTACAGATGTATGACTTGGTAAGAGTTAATGGTGGTGATGTTGAATATACAGGCATGTCTTTAACTGATGCAAAAGCAAGAGTATATAAAAATACAAATCAGAAAAAAGTAAAACTGAAGGTAGTTAAAACAGGAACTAGTATTGAGGTATAATCTTACACAGATTAGTGTGCTTAGTATAATAAAGGCATCGATCTTTGCATTGTTATTGTTTTCGGGTAGTGTATATGCAAGGGTTGAGGTAAATTTAGATATTTATAGAATTACCCCGACCCAAGTATTATATATGTTTGAGGAACAAGAACCGATTGATATAACAGCTCTTGTAGATATCACTGACAAAACTGAAAAAATAAATGCATGCATTAGTAGTTATAAAAAAATGCAATCATCGTATTCAAAAACAGTGAAAGATAATTTATATAACCTAATACATAATTTTAGTAAGGTTGTGGCTAAATTGTCAAACAAGCAGCAGAAAGAAGATACTATATCATACGAAGATAAAGTCGAAGTATTAGCAGGCGTACAGTGTGAAGCATATTATGCAATGCGAATGTTAAAATAGTTTTAGTGTGTGGCTTTGTAGGGCCGGTTGCGAACCTATAATCCGGAAATAGCGCCTATGTGAAAAATGTCGTGCATGACATACATGCGTCTATTAAGGGTGGTGCGGCACTTTCTTCTACAGGAGAAATGTAACCGCGGTGGTACCGAGATATAGGACGGGGAGTTGGGTAGATTAAGTAATTAATTTATATGGGGAATCCAACACATACTTTTATAGGGTAGATTAAGCAATTAGTCTACCCTATTTTTATCTTGACTATTTGTGCAGAGAGCGTATAATTTAAATATATAACTTATTTTAGAAAGCCCATATGACTATTATTGATACGAATCGAATTACAGAATTATTAAACATTATCAATAGTACACGAAGAAGAGATCGTAACGACCCTCTTAAAGAATTTGCACTAGTACCTATAGTAGAAGAACTTGAGATGTTAAGAACTAAGAGTTTATCTTCATTATTTAAAGTATGTAAGAAATTTGGTGTGCGGTATATTAAACTTGACCCGTCTGAAATTTGCGGATGTGAGAATATTAAATACGATCGTTGGCCTGCAATATGGCAGATCGCTAGAGAAACATCAATTAGTGGAGGTTGTGGTAACAATGATCAAGCTCACACTAAGTACGGTCGATGGTTTTTAGATGTAGATTATGGTTATTGGGATATTCAGGAAAATCGAAAATTGTGTACAGAAGAATATACTGCTATGAATTTCAGGGAAGTGTATTCAAAATGAGATATCTCTTCTTAGATGATATACGTATGCCAGCAGATGTGACATGGATTTGCATACCAGATGTTAAATGGGAAATTGTTAGGTCATATAATGAAGCAGTGCAGTGGGTTATTGATAATGGTTATCCTAATTTTATTAGCTTCGACCATGATTTAGGGTATGAAGAATACAACACAGATGCATCGGGTATAATCGTTGTAACAAATTCAAAAGAGGAAAAGAGTGGATACGATTTTGCTAAATTCCTTGTAGAACACGATTTAAATACACATAGTATGCCAGTTGATTTTAACTATATAGTACACAGCATGAACCCTATAGGTGCGGCATCTATTAGTAATTTATTAAAGGGGTATATTAGATCTAAAATATTGTAGAAAGATAAATATATTTAACAACCTCAGGACCGTGTGTTGTTACGCCAGCAGGCGTCAGGGGATAAATGAATCGCTACCATTTATCCCCGTTTTTATTTATGGAAACTATAATGAGTATATTAACAACATTAGGTGATTTAATTCGCGGTAAGACAGACTTATCTATGCCAAAAAGATCACCACAGTGGCCTGAGGCTAGAGCTAATTATCTTAAAATACATAATAAGTGTACAGTATGCAACGGTACTAAAAATTTAGAAGTGCATCATGTAAAACCGTTTCATGTACATCCTGAATTAGAATTAGATCCTACTAATTTTATTACATTATGTGAATCAGGCGATAACGGTATAAATTGCCATTTATTAGTTGGACACCTAGGTAATTTTAAAAGTGTAAACCTAAATGTATTAACTGATGCTACATCATGGAATACCAAATTAACGACTCGACCAACAGATGCAAACATAGTTGAATGATATGAGATTATTTGAATTATATAAAAAGAAAGTAAGTGGCGCAGAATTAGATAAGGTTGCGAAGCCTAGAAATTTTGTAGCTAAGAATTCTCCCACCACCGGTGCAGGCTCGCACACATCAAAAAAATATTCCCGCAAAGAAAAATATAAAGACAAAAATAAGGGCGAGTAATACGCCCTTATTTTTGTACCATAACAGCAACTTTTTAACGGATTTACCATGATTAGTTGCTATTTTATGTAGTCATCAGCTAAAATAGTTATATATCAGAGGATACTACATGGTAACTAAGAAATCAAACGTATATATAAGCTGGCCTGAACCTCAGTTCGAACTAGCAGTAAAAACTAATAAAAAATTTAGATCTTATTTTCATGCGGCTATGTTATATGCCCATTACGAGCTGACACCAGCAACATTAAAAAAAGAAGCATTAAATTATATTAAGAAACTGGATCCAAAGCACCCGTTGTTAGCAGATGTAAAAACATTAGACGAAAATAGATTTACAACAATCGGGAAATATATGTATGTAGCAAATCACGGCGGTGATATACCTGATGATATATTACCTGGTTTAATACCTGCTCTGGAAAAACTTATTAATGCTGAGAAGAATCTAAAAATAGATTTACCGAAAAAGGTAACAGATACAGCTGAGATACCCGTTGTTAAAGTAACTATCTCAATTCAGGATAGACTACGTGAAAAAGCAAGAGAGGTTGCAGGTGAAGTTGAGGGCTGGTTAGATGAATTCTTTGTAGATAGGAAACTACCTATCAAGACAACAGAAGATTATTTAACTTTATTTAAATTGCATGATTTAAAAGCACCGCATGCTCATCATATTAAATCTTTATTTTCTAAAAGAGTTGACGAATTAATAACTGCATTAGAAGGTAAAGATAAAGATTTAATAGAAGCATATTCTAATTACTCTAAGCAAGAATTAAAGAAGTATTATATGTTAAATGAAAATTTAATAAAAGCGTGTGATATGCTATTACAGGTTGCAAAGGTGGATCGCACACCACGCAAGAAGAAGCCAGTGTCGTTAGATAAATTAGTAGCTAAATTAAAATATAAGAAAGATGATAAGGCATTAGGCCTTGTAAGTTTGTCACCGTCATCAATAATAGGTGCTTCAGAGATTTGGGTTTATAACACTAAGACTCGTAAGATTGCACAATATAAGTCTATTGACGGCAGCGGCCTTACTGTTAAAGGTACTAGTTTACTTAATTTTTCCACAGATTCTGCAGAAAAAACAGTCCGTAAACCTGCAGAGACATTAGCGGACTTTAAAAAAGCAACTAAGGTTAAATTACGTACTTTTTTAAAAGAACTAAGCACATTAGATATTCCTGCAAACGGGAAACTAAACGAACACCATATTATTTTAAGGATAGATAAATGAAAGTACTTTATTTAGATACAGAATTTACTGATCTTATCCCTGATAATAAATTAATTAGTATTGCATTGGTAGACGAGAATGAAGAATATTTTTATGCAGAATTAACTGATACATATGAATTATCTGATTGTTCAGATTTTGTTAAGGAACATGTACTGCCATATTTGCATGGCGGCGAATATAAGATGTCATTTAATGAATGTGCGCTAAAACTCAGACACTGGATCGAAGAAAGAAATGTTGATTGTATTCTAGGCATGGATAACCCGAGTTGGGATAAACCACATCTAGTAAAGCTCATGGGTGAGTTGTGGCCAGAAAATCTACGTAAGAATTATTATTATCCCGTCTATGTTTCTCGAGAAAAGGAAGATGCACTAGTTAAAAAATTTAATTATAAAATTCATAATGCTCTTCACGATGCATTAATTATGAAAAAAGCCGATAAGATGTAGTCACGATAAATACTATATCACTCTGGAGATATAGTATGTCATCACAAATTACACCAAGAAAAGTATTAATGAAACAGATTGAGTTGCTACTTGGTGCCCAAATGGTAGATGTAGAATTAGATATAGACCATCTAGATCTTGCAATAACAATCGGTATTCAGAAACTTCGGCAGTTGTCTGACGGTGCAAATCTTGAAAAGGATATATTCTTACATATTACACGGGATATTACAGAATATACATTGCCTAACGAAGTACAAGAAGTAAGACGACTATATCGAAGAGGTGTTGGTGCATATACAAACGGCGGTATTAATTTTGACCCAGTTGATGCAGCATTTTATAATATCTATTTATTGCAACCAAATAGATCAGGGGGTTTAGCAACATGGGATTTTTATAATCAATTCTTAGAAACTACAGAACTCTTATTTGCAAGCCAATATAATTTTACATGGGACGTAAATTCTCATAAATTAACTATTATTCGCCGTCCAACAGCAGACGAAGAAGTTTCTGTTAGAGTATATGTAAGAAAATCAGAAGACGATTTGATTAATGACCCTTATACCGGTCCCTGGATGCGTTCTTATGCTACTGCATATTCAAAATATATGCTAGGTGAAGCAAGGGATAAATTTCCTAGTGGTGTTCCAGGGCCTAATGGTAACGTTGTATTTAACGGCAGTACTATGAAACAA